AGTGTTTTTAATGTTGCTGGACAACTACACATGCAACTGCTGATTGATTATAGCGTGTTGGAAAACAGATTAAAAGATGCACTAAAAGAAATAGAGAACAATAAACTTACAGAATCAGATGGGTTTATAAAATTTATTTCAGATTCTCGTGACTGGGCTTTTGAATACATCGAAGAAGTACAAAAAGCATTGGCTGAATTTGATAAAGAAGTATCTCCACAACTCGAATGGGCTAAGACCTATGGAAGACTTGGTGGAGATACAGTTCATACTAATACAGTAAATATAGTTTCCGAGGCATACGATAAATTAAAATCAGTATTGCCAAAGAATGATGAAACGCCTAATAACTAGGCACTAAATAAGGAGAAACAAAAATGAGTACAACTCAACTAAAGGCTCTGCTCGCATCATATTTGCGTAGCATCCTATCTGCTGTAGCCGCACTATACTTGGCTGGCGTTACAGACCCAAAGACCCTTGCATGGTCATTGGTTGCTGCATTGCTACCAGTTGCAACTAGAGCAGTAAATCCAAAGGACAAGGCATTTGGCATTGTTCCATCTGCTGAAGTTGTTGCAGATGCTCTTAAGGATGTCAAGGTTACTAAGGCACCAGTTAAGAAGACTGTTACAGTTAAGAAGACCGTTACAAAGAAGTAATCTTAACAAGCATTAGGGGACAGGTTGCAAGACTTGTCCTTTTTTGCTATAATAAATATGTACCTGCCAATCGGGGGTACAAAAATAACTCGCTTAAAAGGAGATGATATAAATGGTAATCTATACAGACCCATTCGCAGCACTTAGTCAGGAATTTGATAAGATGTTTGCACAACCAACAAGGGCTACATACCCACCTTACAATGTAATCCACTCAAAGGAAAAGAACGAATGGTATCTTGAGTTCGCTCTTGCAGGATTTGAGAAGGATGACGTTACAATCACAACAGACAAGAACGTTTTGACTGTTGCTGGTGAAACAAAAGAAGACAAAGAACTACCAGAAGATATCCGTTATGTTTACAAGGGTATTGCTGGTCGTAAATTCACTCGTTCTTTCACTCTACCAGAATATGCTGAGGTCTCTAATGCTGAACTGAAGCATGGTATTCTGACTATTGATTTAGTTATCAATGTTCCAGAGGAAAAGAAACCTAAGACTATTACTATTAAGTAAGTCGGAAGTCCTGGGTATGACAATAAACTGCCCACCTAATAGATATGGTATAATGAAACAATGGAAAACTTACTAGCACAACTAAGAACGCTACTGGCAGATAACGTTGCCCTTAAATTTAAAGCACATGGATACCACTGGAATGTAGAGGGAGATGACTTCCAGCAGTTCCACGAATTTTTTGAAGACATTTACTTAAACTATGATGCAGCAACAGATACTTATGCAGAGTGGCTTCGTGCACTAAGACAATATGCACCATATAGACTAACAGATTTCTTTGACATGTCAACAGTTCCAGAGCCAGTTATTGTTGGTGACCCACAGCCTATGTTGAATGACCTTTATCTTTCTATTGAGGCACACATTGAGGCATTGGTTATAGCAAGTGACCTTGCTAACGAAGCCAAGCAGTATGGTCTAGCAAACTTCTTTGCTGACCGCCAGACTGCATCACAAAAGTTTTGCTGGCAGATTCGTGCAAGCATGGAAAATGAAATGGAGATGGAAGACTAATGGCTGATACAGGAGTAAACCCATCATCAACACCAAACCCAAACTATCCTAATAGTGGAGTAAAAACACCAACATCTATGCGTGGTGGAAAGAAAGTTAAACTTCGCAAACCAAGACTGCAAGGCGGTAATGGTGGAGATGCGTCAGGTGCGGTGTCTTCTGGAGGTACATCAATCAGTGCTGTATATAAGGCAGACTCAATTGTTGAAGGTGACTATGTAATGGGTATGACTACCGAGGGAATGGTTCACGGTATGGTAGAACATATTATGACTGAAGGTGGTGTATATGGTGTTCCTGGAACAGAGTATGCTATTGAATCAATGCCACCAGAGAACCCAGCAATGGCTGTAAGAGTTTATGAAGAAGAAGAGGATGGTGTATGGGAGCCAACCGCTTATAGCATTGGGATGATGTACAAGGATGCACAAAAACTTGAGACATTAGATAACCATCACATGGAAGACGAAGACGAGATGGAATACGAAGGCGTAGAGAAGGCAGATGGTTATAGTCCAACTTCTGGCATGAAGTCTGCTGCTGCTCGTGCTATTCGTTGGAAAGAAGAAGGCAAGGCTACAGGTGCAGGAACTCCAGTTGGTTGGGGTAGAGCAAGAGATATCGTAGCAGGTCGCTCAATGTCTCTTAGTGTGGTCAAACGCATGTACTCGTTCTTTTCCAGACACGAAGTAGACAAAAGGGGTAAAGATTTTAATAACACAAGCAACCCAAGCAACGGAAGAATTATGTGGGACGCTTGGGGCGGTGACGCTGGTTTCTCTTGGAGTCGTGGCATCGTAAACAGAGAGACAGATAAAGCATTGTTTGCTGATTTTGGTAGAGATTATTCAGACCAGGGACAGCCAATTTCTAAGGCTTTAAGTGTTGGAAGTATGGTTTCCTGGAATTCTTCTGGCGGTACAGCAACAGGTAAGATTGTTAGAATTATTAGAAATGGTAAGTACAATGTTCCTAACTCAGACTTTACAGTAACAGGTACTCCAGAAGCACCTGCTGCAGTTATTAGAGTATACCGTGACGGTAAGCCAACAGATACATTGGTTGGGCATAAACTAGGAACACTTAGGGGTAAGTAATGAGAGAGTTAATTCATTTTAGTGCTACATGGTGTCACCCATGCAAGCAGATGCAACCAGTGTTAGATAAGTTTCTTAAGGATAATCCTGACATTGTTTATACTAAGTATGACGCTGATGAAGATGTAAGCGTTTTCCAGGAACATGGCATTAGAGGAGTCCCTGCCTTTATTGGCAAGGTAGATGGTAAAGAAATTTTCCACAAGGGAACAGCCACAGAAGCCAGACTTATCTCATTATTTGCTTGACAAACACCGCTAAATACGGTAAAATATATATATGAGTAAACCAGATTGGGCTACACGCCTACAACGCACATTTAAACGTAAATATGATAAAGGCTATGAAGATGGCTATAACAAGGGTTGGAGCGAAGGCTTTGAGACTGGCAGAAAGAAAGCAATTGCAGAACAACGCAAAGTAATTATTGCTGCTATTGAAAAAGACCTTAAGAATAATGGTCAACATTACAACCCAGGAATTATTGCAGGAGTTCATTCCGCTATCAGCATGATTAGAAAGATTAGATAATGATTAAATCAGTTAAAATTGGTCCACAAAAGTTTGACGTTGTTGAACGTGATTCTAGAGAAGATGGTATGTTAAACGATGGTGCTTATGGCTATACCATGGATGGCAAGAACCTTATTGTAATTGCATCTGGTTTGGGTAATGGTAAGCAACAAGTTACACTGCTACACGAAATTTTACATGCTGTTCGTATGAGTTACGATGGTATGTCTAGACCAACCAAAGAAGATGACTTTGAATCATGGGAGCATTACTTTATTGCTATGTATGAAATTGGATTACTAGCGGTACTTAAAGATAATCCAAAACTAGTAGAATGGTTAACTAATGACAAAACAACAAATAAGTGATGATGGCATGACATGGTTAATATTTATATCTGGCTTTTTTATTATTGCAATAGTATTAACAATGATTATTCAAGCAAACCTGCCTAAAGAAAACTGTTGGGATAAGTATCCTAATAATGAAGTTCAAGCAATATTAAATTGTGAAGGAAAAGAATAATGGAACATGACATCATTGAAGTAGTATTTGGCATTGACCACATCATTGCTGAATTCTTTTGGAATGCTGTATTTGCTATTGCAGTATACGGATTCACAAAGGCTAGAACGCTACGCAAGATTCACAAGTATGTGGACAGTAAACACAACATAGAACACGAGGAGTATTAAAATGAATTCAGAATTCATCAAGGCAGTGCAAGGTAAATACGATGAAGCAGAAAAGTTGCTTCTTAAAAAGCATAAGGACTATGGACCGAAAAATATTTCAGGTAGTCCAGGAGGAGCAGTAAATGGGCTTAGGGTCAGAATTCACGATAAGTTGGCTAGGATTAATAATCTTTATGATTCTGGTGTCACCCCCGAAAATGAAAGTCTTCGGGATTCTTTTATTGATATGGCAAACTACGCAATTATCGCACTACTCGTTTTAGATGGAGAGTGGGACCGTGATTAAAGCACCAGAAGATGTTATCATTATCAAAGTAGAGAAGAAGACAGAGCCAGAGAAGACTGCTTCTGGTCTATTAATTTCCGTAGGTCCATCAGAAGAGCCAAAGAACATTGGTATTGCTTTTGCTGTAGGCGAGGGTAGACAACTAAAGAGTGGCGTTCGTGTACCAATGGACGTAAAGGTAGGAGATAGAATCATGTTTAATCCTAACAATGTTATGAAGTTTAAGCATAATGGTGATGACTATTTATCTCTATATAGTGCAAGCATTCTTGCTATAATTGAAGATGAAGATGAAGACAATATTAGTAATTCCTTGGAAAGCAACTCCTAGTAGAGAAAAGCCATTACAGGCTGTTCTTGATTGGTATAAAACTAATTTATCAAACATTGAGATTATATTTGCTAACGCTTCTAGTGACATTTGGCTACCTAGTGCTAGTCGTAATATAGGTGTAAAAAAGGCACAGGAGGCTGGTGCAGACATCATTATTATGAACGATGCGGATACCATTCCAGAAATTTCATCGCTTCTAGAAGCCATTGAAGCCGCAAACAATGATGAATTAATCCATTTACCATATATGGATGCTAAATATTTAAATGAAAAATCAAGTGAACAATACTATAATAATGAAAAACCGCTTCAAGAATGCGAACACACCTTTTATCCGTATCCACAGTCTGATGGTGGCATTTGGGTTTTTAAACCACAAAGTTGGTGGGATGTTGGCGGTATGGATGAACATTTTAAACAATGGGGATATGAGGATAGAGCCTTACATTTTGCTCATTATGTAATTAAAGGACAAGCATTTGTAAGACATTTTGGAACAATCTATTCTTTTAATCATAAAGAACAAATCCACGATGATAATTTTAATAAGAGTTCTCAGGAAAATAGAGACCATTTTATGAGGTATTATGAGGCAAATACTCCAGAAAAAATGTTTAAACTTGTTGGTGGAGAATAATTACATTAATTTGTCAGTCCAAGTTTTAGGAGTTTTTTCAGTAATAAACTCAATAGGCAAATGATAGTCAAAAGGTTTAGTTCCTTTTTCTTTAATCCAATTAACAAGTTCAGTCAATCCCTCTTCTAAAGTGGTAGAGGTTTTATATTCCAGAATCTCTCTGGCTTTATCGGCAGAACAGTTTGCGTGTTTTACTTCCTGTGGTCTTCCAGGCATAAAGATTGGGTCTAAATCAAAATCCATAATCTTTGCAAGTTTTTCAGCAAGTTCAACAATGGTCACAAACTCCTCATCAGGACCAATATTAATAGTCATTCCATTTGCTACATCTGTTTCACAAGCAATCATTAATGGATTAATTACATCTTGCATAAAAGAGAAACATCTCATCTGTGTTCCATCACCATAAATAATTGGCTGCTTACCCTGAAGCATTCTGTTAATCATAATAGATGCAACATTTCTAAATGGGTCATCATACTTTTGTCTTGGTCCAATGATGTTATGTGGAACAAGGATTACATAATCCATGCCATGAGTTTCTGCAAGGTTCTTAATCAAAAGTTCTCCAGCATATTTAGCAATGCCATATGGGTCTTGTGGCAATGGTAGAAGGTCTTCTGTAAATGGAACAACTTCTTGCGTTCCGTAGCGAGCCATAGAAGACATGTGAACAATTTTTTTAACACCAGCCTTGATGCTGGCACTCATAACAGTTGCAATAATTTGCGAGGTATTGCGAGTAATAAGAGCAGGAGAGAATACAGACAATCCTTCATAAGCAGTACAAGCAGTATGAACAACTAAGTCAACACCTGTAAATGGTTCGTGAAGAGAATCTAAATCATTAAGGTCAAGTTCCCAAAACTCTACGCCTTCAGGAACGTTTTCTTTGTATCCTCCAATAACGTTATCAATGCCAACAACACAATATCCACGCTTCAAAAATTCATCAGCAAGATGGCTTCCCATAAATCCTGCTACACCAGTTATTAATACTTTATTCATATTCAAATTATAGCAGACTACTTGACTGCAGATATCTCCCAAACTAAATGATATTTATTTATATTATCTTGATATTGAGATAACAAATTAAAAGAACCAACAAATCCATAAATTGAAGCCAAAACACCAGCCTGATTTGTAAAATAATCAATAGTTTTTTCAGTGATTACATTAACATGTGTTGGGTCAGTAAATACTTCTGGATGAGGATAGTATGGAGTATGGGCTTTAAAAATACCTCCTGGTTTTAATACTCTATAAATTTCATTCATTACTTCAATAAATGGATTTTTAATTTTTCCATCAATGTAGATTATTCTTGGAATATGTTCTAGAAAATCATATGCAGTAACATAATCAAAATAGTTATCTGGATAGGGAATTGATTCAATAGTTAAATCAGCAACTTTAAATTCAAATCCAGATACGGTAAAAGGAAATATATCTATACCATAAAGTTCATTTGCATTAAAAGGATTTTTAGGTTTTAGTCCAGAACCCAAGTCTAAACTTTTCATTTAGTAATGTCCAGTATTTTATTTATGTCAGATTGTAAATTTTCAGAAATGTACTTATTAAATTTTATTTTATCTGTTGTCATTTTATCAGATATTTGATAATAAATATCGTCTGCATTTTCTTTTCCAACAATTGGATGTATGTGTTCCATAATAATTTCTGGAAGATATGTAATTTTATTTAAATTAATAAAAATTGCTTCCCAATAATTGTCAAAATAATTATGCTCAACTGCAGGGCAGCCAAAAAATCCAACAGCAGTGATTGCATTGCTAGTAACAAAAGGATGTGTAGGAAGTTTTCCATTCCAAACCATGTCATTAGCAAAGACCATGCCATAATTAAAAGATGATAAAACTTCTATAAAACTTGATTCAAAAGGTGTTTTAAAAACAATGTCATCACCAATAAAACCAACATACTTATATTTGCTTGCAATGTCTAGAGCATGAACATTTATTTTTTGCATCAATGTTAGTTCTTTTGGAATACAGTAGTTGATTATTTCGGGGTATTCTTCAGCAATTGGATGATAAATATTACACTCATCTTCATCGTGTAGCAGGTGTATATCTGATAAACCTTCAGTTATTTCTTTATAGGAAGCAAGACATCTAATAAGTCTATTATGTCTTCCTAGTCCACCATCTCGTACTGGTAGAACAATCGCTATTCTGTTTTCCATTAGTTTGCTTTCTCATTAATATATTCACACACATTGCACAAGCCAGTGCAGTCTTCACATGTATTATTTTCCATACTTATATTATACACTAATTTGCTGTTATACTTATATTATGAAGTGTTCGGTATGCGAGGAACAATTAGTTCCTATTGTTTATGGATTTCCAAAGTTTGAGCAGATTGAGTCTGCCAGACGAGACGAGATTGTTTTAGGTGGATTGCCTAGACCTCTTGCCCCTACCCATTTTTGTATTCCTTGTCAGGAAGAATACCATCTGGATGAGGACACTCGCACACCCAAGTTTTCTCATAATAAGTAATAACCTTTTTACAATTCCAGTGATGTCCTGTCATACAGAAACCACAGATACGAATTTTGTCTGACATTAATTAACCTTAACTAGTTTGCGTTTGATTGGGTCGAACTTTAGTGGGTGCTTCTTGGAAGCCTTACCATTTGGTCTATTGCTATTCCTTTCGGAAGATTTCTTTGCCATCAATATCCTCTCTAACCATCATCATGGCTGTCATCATTGCAGTAAATACTCCAGCAACAGTTTCGCTGATAGCAACAACAGTTGGGTCATAGCCTATTGCACTAAATAAAATAAGTAGCAATATCTGGGAACTAAGAAATAGCATTCCCCATGTAATAATAAATGTTAATCTTTGTCTAGCCATTACCACCAACTCCAATCATTCTCTTCTCCATCTTCCAAATCTTTAAAAGTTTTAATAATCATTTGGGTCTTTCTAACATGATATCCCATCTGGATAATGTCAAGACCAGTGACCTCTACCTCATCGCCATCGTCTAACTTAACCACATAGGTGCGGTCAGGGTCAATTACAAAGCGTGTTTTATTCGGCATATTTTAATTGTAGCATAAGTTCGGTCGAAAATAAAGAGGTAAATACGCTTGACAAGCAAGCGATTATCCCCTATAATAGATATACAAGGTCCATTAAACGATAGGAAACGTATGCAAACCTTTTTACCATATAAAGACTTCCATAAGTCTGCACAAGCCCTAGACAGTAAGCGTCTTAATAAGCAGGTTCTAGAG